GAAGGACATTTTGAAACAGGACAAGACTTTGCATTTTATTGGGTTAATGAGGTGTGTGAAGAAACAAAGAACATACCAAATTGGGTAACGATTGATTATGAGGATATATGGGAGAACAAACTATCAAAAGATTACTATGAAATTGATTGTTATGGAGAACATACCTACGGACACATATTCAAAAAGGTGGTGGACTAATGGAAAGAATCAGTTCTAATGGGGTTGAGTATGAAATGTCAAGAAGCTTGACTATCGACATTATGCGGTACATATTAAATGAGTTCGATGGTAGAGTCAGAGACGAAATCATTATATCAGCTGCAATTTATGAGTTCGGTCAGAAACATGAACCTACAATAAGAAGTTTAGCAGATCTTATTAGTGGACAGTTAGAATAGTGTCCACTATTCGTTGAATTGGATTCGTAATCCATTATAATAAAAACATACACAAGGGGTTCTAAATGGACAACAAAAACAAAGAGGTTCAAGGTTTACTTGATCTCATCAAATTTGCAGATGATTTCCTAAAGAAAGAAGATGCAAAAGCAGATGCGTTAATCAAACAGATTAACGGAGACGATTCGTTTCTATGGAGGAACTTCTAATGCCCCAAATCAATCTTTCAATCGAAGAGCATCAAGCATTAACTAATCATTTAGCAGATGCCTATGGTGGAAACTATAGATCCAACTTAATGGACACAGATACATTTGATTCAATGGCAGACAAATGTTTCGATGCAGTAAACAATTTATTAGTGGAGGACTTCTAATGCCAGTTGAATTACCAACAGAAACACCATTTTTGGTTACAACAAAATTTGAAAAGTATGGTACTTACACCATAATGGCACGGAGTAAGGAACACGCAATCTCGAAATATGAAAATGGAGAATGGGATTTTGATGATTATGAAAGTGATTATGGAGAGTACAACGAAAGAATATATGAAGTTGAAGATGTAGATGTTGTTGATCAAAAACAACTTGTACTAGAGGAGGTTCTATCATGATTAAATCATTGTTTACAAAAGAGCAACTACAGGATCTAAGAAAAGAATTCGTAAAATTCAAACTTGCGGATATGACCTCTGAAGATTTATTCCAATACATTCGCGACATTATGATGAATGAATTAATTGATCTTGAAGAAGATGAGTTAAGGGACGAGATCGATGAGTACGATGAATACTTGTATGAAGTATTAGCACCTTATGTACTAGATCAGGAAGGTTCGTACGAAGTTATGCAAGAATTCATTCACGACAGACAGGAGGAGTGGTAAATGCAGTATGATGATCCAATGAGTAATTACATGTCATTTACTTTCACTTATGATGAGGTGCATGCATTTAGTGAACACGTTACGTGGTGCATCTATGAACAGGATCAACCAATTGACGAACATCTACAATCCTTTATAGACAAACTTCTTTACTCTGAACCTATTCCAGATTAAAAACTAGGCAAGGATCTATGGTTGTCCCAGTTTAGGTCGAAATCTTGATTTGATCCCAAGATCGTAAATCCTATCTGAGAAATTACGTCCTGTAAGTCCTATCGGGTGTATGAGAGTTAATTCTAGATCAACATACTTAATGGTAGTTCAAACATTTGCGTACTCAACTACCGCCCACCCACTTTATAAAGTGTCACACACTCTCACACATGAGGGTGTTTATTCGTTATAATGAAGGTATGAAAAACACACACCTAGAACACCCAGAAGACATGATCCTAACAGGAGATTTATCCGTGTTAGATTGGTTTACTGGTGGCGGTCATGTATCATTAAAATATGATGGTGCACCCGCAGTAGTATGGGGTAATCACCCAAAGACTCACAGATTTTTCGTGGGTACTAAAAGTGTCTTTAATAAAGTTAAAATCAAAATCAACTACTCACACAGTGATATTGATTCTAACCACACAGGAGAAGTTGCAAAAATTCTTCATGCGTGTTTAGACCACATACCACACCATCTCGGTTACATGGTTTTTCAAGGTGACTTCATAGGGTTCGGGGGAAGCGACGAATATAAACCCAATACCCTTACCTATAAATTCCCCGAAGTGGTGGAGCAGAAAATAATAATTGCACCCCATACCCAGTACATCACCACTCAGTGCGAAGGTAATCTTGCTAATGCTCAAGCACACCCTATGAAGTCTTTTCCCTATTATTTCAACTGGGAAAAAGCGGACGAATGTTTGTTCGTAGGAACTAACGTTAGAGAAAGAGAAGACGATCCGATTAGTAACTTGAAAAAGTCGATTGACTTTATTCGACATATGGCAGGTGGGATCCAATTCGTGGATCAGAAAACTGCGAATGAGTTGAAGAAACAAATAAATAAGGATTATAGAGAAGGTAGAGAAGTGGATCCTAAAAACTATGGGATTCATGGCAGATTGATAAATTACTGGAAGTTAGTGCAAGAAAGTAAAGCGGACGTTATGAGGAGATTAACTCACAGCGATCCAGTACAGGCATATCTTGGATATGACAAGCACATAGGCGAAGGATTCGTAATGACAAATAAGTTCGGTATGTACAAATTAGTTTACAGACATATCTTCTCATACGCAAATTTTAATAGTGGACGATTTGTGCCAGTTGGATAAGTGTCCACTACTTTCCCATTCGTTGTTAATGGGTACTATAATTAAGACATACACACGGAGAGCAAATGCCTAAACCCGAAATTGTTATGAGTTCCGCTTTTGGAATGGGATTCTGGATTGATGAGGACGGAATTTTTATGAGTTGCCCTGCTTTTGAGTATGGTGCATTTGATGTTGAAAATGCAATCGCTGTTGAAGAATGGGACGATTTTTCTCAGTACTCAATCCACCATATGCAGATACTTGCCCAGTTGGTTCGTATGTGTACTCTTAAAAGGGACTATGTAAAAATCGGTTACTATGCCGAAAAATTCGGAGGGATCTTACGTGCAACCGCTTGATCCAGAAGTTTACGCAGAACTTCTCAAAAATTACAAACAACAACTTCCCAAGGAGGAACCCAAAAATGACAGGAATTGAACTTTTAATATTAGTTGGCGGCTGCTATGCATTATATACAGTAGGCATGGCAATTGCAACCGAACTTGACTACAGAGCTTTTAATCGTGCAGAGATCAAAGAACTACGTAGACAGAATGACAAATTATTAGCTGGTCTGAAGTAGACAGTTAGATAAAGTGTCACACACCCTCTTCACAGAGGGTTTTTATTCGTTATAATAAAGGTATACAAACAAAGTTTCAAAACTATGTACAAAGAAAAAAGAGTAATCAGACCGAATGACGAAGTAGTAAGGTATTACTGCGATAATGGTTATGGTCTATCAGTTGCATGTCATGACGGATCATACGGAGGATCTGAAGGTCTTTATGAAATTGCTCTTTTAAAGGGTGACAAAATTTCTTATGATGACCACGAGTGGCAAGATGTTCGTGGGTGGTTAACCAAATCAGAAGTTTGGAGTTGGTTAAAAATTGTATCGGAGTATTAAAAATGAACAAAAATTACTACATCAAAGAAATCAGAGACTTGAGTAAAAACTATGACAGTGATGCTCAATCAAAAATACTTGACGAACTTACTGACAAATTTTTTGATGTTAAGGGAATCAAAGAACTGTATGACATTCTAATGGAAGAAGTCTATGGCGACGGAGGCATTAAAGGTTATTAGTGGACAGTTGATAAAGTGCACACTGACCCCCGACAAGGGGGTTTTTTAATGCCATAATAGATGTATACAACAAAAGGAGCATTAATGCAACTCACACCTATCGCATCAAACATGACCGAGGTAGAAACAAAAGAAGCAAGAATTTTGTTTTCATACCGCACACCTGTTGCTGCTTACATCTTCGGTGAAGGATTCGTAAAAACAGAGCAGTTTTGGTCAGTAACAACTTCACGCCACATCAACAAGTGGGGTGCTAGAGACGGAAAAGAAATTCCACAATCAAGACTGGATTCACTAGTATGAGTAGTTACACTAAAAACGAAATCGCTCTGTTAAACTTTCAGAGCGATATCAGCCATCTCTTTTACTATATCGGAGAAGAGGACGACCAAGTACCTTTTGATGCTCTGGCCAGGTTCAACAAGTATTGTACAACTTTTATCAATGCTCTTGAAGTTGAAGTGGACAGTTAAAAAAGTGCACACTGAACCCCCTTTTCTGGGGGTATCCGTTTATAATAGTAGTATACAAACAAAGGAGTTTCATCAATGAATCCAACAGAAAGAATGATAAACAGAATCGACACAGTTGAAAAGTTCAGAGACATTGCATACTTATGCGAAGACTTTCAATCATTCGTAGATGAAATTCAAGAATGGGGAGTCGATCATATATGCGGAGTTGATTTCTTCGGTAAAGGTTTTGAACTTAACCCAAACTTAGATTTCAAATTACTTGATGAATACTTTTCATCTTTCGGTTACACAAAAGCAGATCCACATCCCGCAGGAAGATTTGCTTAGACCAGTAGTGGACAGTTGAACAAACTGTCCACAATTTTACCATTAGGGTAAAATATCCATTATAATTGTAGTATACACAAAACAAGTTTAAAAACATGTTAATTGAAAAATTCATCGAAGTTCCAAATACAAACATTCAAGAACCAGTCTTGTCTAACCAGTGGGCAGACGAACTCTGCTTAAGCATCTCAGAAGACTATGGTTATGCCGAGGTCGTATGGTATGCTCTCAACGGAAAGAGAGTTGTCGAAGGATCATACGGAGATCCAAAACTTGTAGGAATCTACAACTAAGGGGTTTACAAGTACCCCTTTATCCTTTATAATTGTACTATACACAAACAAACATTATGAACTTTTCTGAAACCGAACAACTTGCAGTAGACACATTCGTTGAACTACAGGATCAGGTTAAGGCATTTGGTCTACACAACTTTGAGAGAGAAGAGAGACTTTTATTCAAACAGGGAAGAGAACTATTGGAACAGGCAAAGAAACAAGCATCTCAGAAGAAAACACCATACACAGATATGGAAACAGAATGCTTATTAAATGCATACTTACTGAATCATGCAGATATGGAGAAAGCAAGAACTGTTTTCTTTAGAGAGTTTCCAAACAGTAAGCATAGCACCTCATCAGTTTGGCAGAAGATCTCAAGAATTAGAACGTTAGACAACCTATTTCCAGAGGATACAGAGTGGGACACAGACCTACAAGTAAGAACCATGTGCAAGGAATATAATTTTTACCATGGAGAGAAGAGGTTCGCAGTATGAGATTAATTATGGCAAGCGATCTCAAAAGCAGAGATCGCAGATGGATTACATACAGCAACTCTGGCACATATGTAAGCATACAAGCACATCTTCCCACTGTTGAACTGGCAGACTATTGGAACCCATATTACACTGGCGAACCGATACCCCCATGCCCAGTCTCTGGATACATATATGAACCCAGATAATCATTAGTGCGTATGGCAGCAGTCCCCCATCGGTTGGGGGATCGTTGATCCTAGCCGTAACCCCGTATATAAAACGGGTAGGTACCATTAAGCTATAAACGACCCGATTCGAGAGGTAAATATTGAACGTTATACATAAAGTCAAAACCCATACGAAATCTAATAGCATTTTTCATGATATGCAAAAAAATCCCGCAGAAAATTTTTCGCCTATAGAGGTCGATCCCATAACTGGGAACTTCATGATTGATCTGCCTGAGTGGATGGTTAATGATATGGGATGGTACGAAGGAACTGTGCTACAATTAGAGATGTCGTCAGACAATGAGTTAATCTTAAAAGAAAAGGAAGATGATTAAAGAAACTGAAACCATATACCATTTTTACGCAGGAAAAGATTGTATATTACATTCGGTAAAAGAAGAAGATTTCAAAGTTACGTGGACTACACTTAAAGCAATGGTTGGTCTAATGCATACATCATATAAAGAAGAAGACCTATCATATACTAAGTTACCTGCACAAAAAATAGAGGTGGAAAACCCCTCTCTTGATGATCATTCATACTAATTGACAACCACTATATAATGGTGTATGATATGAATGTAATTACAACACATTATGGCTAAAGGATTTACAGTTAAAGCAAAAACCCCCGTCAAGTCCAAACCAAAGAAGGCAGAATGGGATTATGCTTTAGCAAGACAGTTAATAAAAGGAAAGACAATTGTATTTTGTCTACCTGGTAGAGGTGTAAGTTATATCTTTTTAAAGTCATTCGTTCAACTATGTTTTGATCTTGTACAATCTGGAGCAAGTATTCAGATTTCTCAAGACTATAGTTCAATGGTGAACTTTGCAAGATGTAAATGTTTAGGAGCAAACGTTCTTCGTGGTCCTGATCAAATACCTTGGGATGGAAAGTTAAAGTATGATTATCAGTTATGGATTGATAGCGATATTGTTTTTAACTCTGAGAAGTTTTATCAATTAGTATTGATGTCGATACCAGAAGAAGCAATAACAAAGGAAGATGTAGTACAGGATATACTTGATAAAGATGGTAATGCTGTATTAGATGCTGATGGTAATCCTGCAAAACAGGTTATTGGTCAGAATCTTAAAGTTGATCCGAGTAAGGAAAGATCAATTGTTGGTGGTTGGTATTGTACTGAAGATGGTCAAACTTCTTCAGTTGCACACTGGTTAGAGGAGGATGATTTCCGATCTAACGGTGGAGTTATGAATCATGAAACTCTTGAAACTATACAGAAGAGACGCAAACCTTTTACAGTAGACTATACAGGTTTCGGATGGTTACTCATTAAACATGGAGTATTTGAGCATCCAGAAATGCCTTATCCATGGTTCGCACCTAAAATGCAGGTCTTTGAATCTGGAGAAGTGCAGGATATGTGCGGAGAGGACGTATCTTTCTGTCTTGATGCGAAAGAAGCAGGTTTTGATATCTGGTGCGACCCTCGTATACGTGTAGGTCATGAAAAGACTAGAGTTATTTGATATCAAGGTGGACGGGGAACTCGTCTATCAAGACTTAACTGAGGAAGAATACTTCGATACTATGATGGATCTTTCTCAGAAATTTTACAGCGAGGGAACCCCTCGACCTGAATCACTCGAAACAATAAGAAAACAATCTAAATATGGCAAACAAAATTGAATCCCGCCCGAAAAAAACTCGTCAGGGAAGGGGTAAACACTCAAAATATACCGCGTCATCGCGTAACTCGGCTCGTAAGAGATATAGAGGACAAGGGAGATAACTTAAATGCCCGCTTTAATTTGTAATTTACCTTCCTATGAAGTATGGGTAAGAAAAGAGTACTTAACCGACCATAAGAGTGGTCATGGGGAATTTGTTAAGGGAGTTTGGGTCTCTGCAAAGAGTATACCTGGTCGTGCTTTCTATTTTGAGACGTATTTACCCGAATACGCTGCGATGTTTGATAAACTGCCGATTTCTGCGTTTGTTTCAGACCCAGAAACACCCACTCCAGACATGGAATTGCATAATTTGCAGTTTTGGAACTGTATGGACTATGGTGTAGTCGCAGTTCAGAAGCAATTTGTGGGTTCAATGCACTATGAAGTCTATACAAGAGACTATGGAACGCAAACTGGCACATATATTTGCACTTTAGACAATTATCATCAAGATGTAGACGCAATCGACTACTCAACTAGCGAACAACCTGCTGAACATAAGTCTCATAACCTCATTGAACTCGATAATGGGCAATTTTGCCTCTATCCGAACAACAGAATGAGGATTTATGATAACAGTTTAACTC